AATTATTAGGAACATTGTTGCAAGTGTTAACACAAATAGAATTTTCTGGTAAACTAATTTCTTTAAATATAGGTAATTTCGGTAATGAACTTTTTAATGTTGTAGATTCAATTTGCTTTAGTAGATCTAAAGATAATTGTTTTATAACATCGTCTGGTGTATTCAACCATTCTAAAAATTTTTTAAATTTAAAAGATAAATTCCTACCAGATTGCCAACTACATTTAAAGCCACAATTAAAACAATGATAGCTAACACCACTATCATTGTTAATAATTAATCCTCCTCTGCCTCTTGTGTCCTGAGCGTGGCCATTATGCTGGCAACAAGGAGCGTTAAAGCTTATCCAGCCACTTGGAGTAGTTTTCTTTTTAGGTGGTAAAAATGCAGATACTACATTAGATACAATACTCATGCTTATATTGTAACATCATAAATTTTTTTGTCAACTATAAATTAAGCCTAATATTGGTTATTGTACCATCAGTCCAGTCATAAACTTTTGCACGTAAAAAAATAAAATTTCCTTTGCAATTATACAATTTACTGCTAGTTTCATTTTCGAGATACTCTAATATTATTGCGTTAGAAGCTGAGCTCAAATCTTCTAAAATCACTGTAAACCAATCTTCATCACTAGGGTTTACATTTAGACATGCCTCTATTTTAATTTTACCGATAAATCCATTTAGTCCAACTTGTATGGTGTGTAAGCCGTCTGATCTTCCATAATACCCATCACCTTTAAATTTTTCACTTGTTAAAGTATTTAAGGTGCTATCTCCTGGATGTGTTTGTGTAGATAACATTATTTCAGTATTCATCTTTGTTTCCTAAATTATTAAGCACCTGTATCATTGTTTAATGCTTTGACTACAACTGCTAATCTATCAATAGCAGCCGTTATGGTAGTAGGTGCTGCGCCTGACCAGTCAGTACTACTTGCAGGCGTATAAGATAAATTATATAATTCATCAAAATTATCATTAACTTTATCAAATGCAACTCTTAGTGGATCACCATCACCTTTATTTTCGCTCGTGCCAATATTAATAGTTTGTTTAGCCATAATTTGTCCTAAATTAATTTTTTATTAAAATTTTCGTCAATTTATTTGCAGGGTTAGCATCTGCAGCAAATTGAATGTAATTAAATACACCAAAGAAATTTCCATACACTGGTTCAGATTCTGATCCATCAAATGTTATTGTGTCAAGTAATGCCCAATCTGTACTAGTACTGCTAGTGTCTAATGTACCTTTTAATTCTAGATTACCTACGTATCCATTAGCATAGATTGCGTAAGTGTGCAAAGCTGAATTATTGTTTATAGCAGGTTCGGCACTAATAGACTCACTTGTCCAATAATTGCCATTCTCAGTAAAAGTAGATAATTGGATAGGTTCTGATGGACCAGGAAATGCATAATGGTCGATAAAAATAGTTGCGTTGTTATCAAAATGACTATTGTTGTAGGTTATTTGTTTATCTCCATTTGCATCTATCAAATATACATTAAATCTTATAAATTGTTGTGGTAAGTTTAACATATCATTTTCATATATTGTTACTGTAAATAAACCTCTACTAGCACTACTATCGTCTATAGTATTAATCTCTCCGGTCTTATCAAAAATAAGATTTTCGTTTTCATCAAAGGCAACAAATTTTGGAGTGTACAACGAAAGGTCAATTGGTTTTTGATCTGCATTTAAAAGTCGAAATTGGATAGTGTTATCAATACCTCTAAAAAGTTTTATTTGTCTATTATACACTGGCATGTACTCCCAAGAATAGCCGTACTCATTCACAACTAAAGTAATTCTGTTTTTTAATAAATATCGTTGTATCAATTGCATATTATATTTATTAAAATATGATACTAGTTAAATTTAGAACAAATGCTATTAAGAAATAATATAAAAGAACAATATCCATTTATAAACATTGTCCATTACGGTAATCAAGAATACGTAGGCATTTTAGTCAATCAAGATACGCTTGTCACTACTTTTTTAGATTATTCTAGAATCAAAACAGTAGAAGAAAGAAATACTTTTTTAGAATTAGGCAGTATTTGGTGGATGGAAAGCAATAGATTGATTCCAATAACAATTTTTTTAAAAAATGATATTGAAAATCTTTTATACAGTTTAATGACAATGAATACAAAAGACGTTACAGTTATTCAAGGCCCAATTGTTAATTTAAATAATTTATCAGCCAAACGAATCAAACGGAAGAGTGTATTACTGGTAAGAAAACCAAAAAAGTAATTAAGAATTTTTTAACTGCTCGCAAATTAAATTCATATGGACTACAACTGCAACAGAGTATGATATTGCATGTGATTTTTTAAAATAATAAGATCCGTCAGTTGGTTTTTTCCATACTTCAGACAAAATATAATTCCAATCATTTCCTAATAGATATCTTTTAGCAGGTCGAATGATAGCCAACACTGCTGCTAATTGTTCTATGTTTTTAGGTTTTAATGCTTTGCAAATATCAACATGTCCTGATACATGGAATAATTTTTTTACAAAATCAGCATGCTCTAATAATTCCCATAATGGTTCTTTTTCCATTAGTGCTAACAGATGTTCTTCGTCTTTTATTTCTTTATAGATAGATACATTGAGAAAATCTAATTTAAAATATCCTCTATCTTCTGCTTCTTTATAATCTATAGTTGAAATTTTAGTTATAGGGTCGTGTGGTATATCAGTTACATAAATGCCTGTGTTATGTTTTTTATTATTGTCTAATCTTGCAACTCGATAATCTATTAAATCAAGAACTTTATTACGATCTGCAAAGTCAATATCAATGTCAGGCATTTATGTAACCTTTCTTTTTTGCTTTCTTACATGACATTTTCCATTTTAAAACAGAAACTCTATCTTTCATCGTTATGCCTTGCAAATGATCGTATTCATGTAAAAATACTTTTACACTGTATCCAGTTAGATGTGTCCGTTTATGTTCTAAATTTTCATCATAATATTCTACTAAAATTTCTTTAGGTCTTTTTACTTGAGTAAAGATACCAGGAAAGCTTAAACAACCTTCTAAATCTGTATAACTTTCTTCAGTGTGCTGTAGGACTGTTGGATTTATTAACAATGATGCATCTGTTAAATTATTTCCCATTACAAATAATTGTGCATCTAATCCTACTTGATTAGCTGATAAACCAATACCACCGTGCTCAAGCATGATTGAAACCATTTCATCTTTTATCTTGTAAGGATCAAAATTCAAATTATTTAAATCAACTGATCGAACTTGTGTTTTTAAAATATCTGCAGGATAATAAACTAGGTTCATAATTTACTTTCTTTTATAACTTGTTTTACTAAATCTAAATCGTTTGTTTGTCTTTTAAATTTAAGTGCCCAATGTTCTGGATCCATAATATGATAAATCATTTTCAACTGCTCTTCATTAAATTTATCTAGCATACGTTTTCCACTTGCACTATTTAATACTATCCAAGGAGAAACTTTACCGTCTTTAATATGATATACTGCACGATTTGTAGATACTAAATTAAAATAATGATTCCAACTAGCAGGAGGATTTTCAGCAGCCCACTCTGTCATTGTTAGCACACTACGCTCTAGTGCTGTTGTTACATTTTCTTTTTTAATCAATTCTATTGCGTAACGTTCATATAATTCTTCCTTACACCATTGCTCCAGTTTTACACCACTGGTAACTACATAATCGACATACTTTTCTGGATATAATGGTTTTACATTGTTTAGGAAACTACCAAACTTTACAAAGCTATTATAATAAGAACTCTTACAAAATTCTTCATATGTTTTATCTTTCTTAGAGCCCATACTACGTTTGTAAAATTGATTGAATGCGTAAAAGCCTAGCTGTACTCTTTTCTCATCTTTTTGCAATGCTCTTCTCTTTTTTTCGCACATATGAGCAACTAACGTCTTTTCTTTAGTATAAGACGTCTTGCAATACTTACATTCAAATTTTTTATTTTCTAACATCTAATCCGTGATCTTCAAATAAATCCAATAAGTCTTCTTCTGTGTTTATCTTTTCTAATAATTCTAATTCGTCCAATTTCCTATTAGGATAAAGTTTAGACAATATTTCTACATTTTTACTTACAATAGTCTTAAGATATATAAATTTATGGAAAAAAATCTTTTCAGTATTACCGCACAAGCATAAAAGTTGCCATTGAAATTCTGGATCATTTTTCCAAGCCATATAATGCTTGTTAAAAAATTCATTTGTTTTTAGAACTGCATCTTCTTGTTCTTGGCGATTCCCTTGAACACATGATGCATATCTATTTAACACAAAAAAGCTTTGCGTGATAGACTTTTTTTGTGATTCGGTTAATTCTTTCCATATTGATCTTGCATTAAGATCAATAGCTCCTAAAATGTCCTTTAAAGGTACTTTATCCATATAGAATTTTAAATTAAATTACAAAAATCAATTACTTCGTGCTGCTTGGAAATATCTCTACAAAAAAATGCACATAATGGATCGGGCTCATCTGACAACGGGACAGATAGTAGTTGTCCTGTTTTTATTTTAGGAAAAAACCATTTCACATCATTATAGTAATTGTTTACTTTGATTGGACTATAATCAGCTTTATAACTTTTGCGTGGGTTAAATAAAAAAGCTTCAAAACCTCTGTCATTAATACTAGTTAAGGGTAAGACTTCTAAATCTTTTCCAACTCTGCTATCTCCTACTGCAATATGCCAATCTACAGGCATTATGATTTCATTTCCTCTTATATCTAATACTATAGCAGGACTGCTAAAAGATTCAAGAAATACTAATGGTATAAAGAAAAAATCTGGGTCAGAAGGATCACTGTTATCTAGTACACTAAATCTAAAATCTTCCTCTAACTCGTCAGGCAAGTTATTTAAATCAAATGATTCATTATTAAGTGTTAAAACTTTCATTGTATATCTACCTTTTCTAATGTAAATGGGTATTGTGCGTCTTTGTAAAATTTTTTACGTTCTGTTAAGTGCCTTTTAGCGAACTTACATGTACTAGTTATATCCCAAATTTGTACAAAGTCTTTGTCTTTTGCTTTTCGAACACCACGACCTATAGACTGTATAACCCGTACAAAACTTTTTCCAGGCTCTATTAAAACAAGGTTAAAAATGCGAGGAATATTAATCCCCACAGCAGCAACCCCGTAAGTCGCAATAATAACACTATTCGTTGCATCTTGAATGCCGTCATACGCTGTCTTTCTATCTTTTAGTTTTACATCTCCTTTTATAAAAATTGAATTGTCAATGCGTTCGTGCAACAATTCTCCAGCACTAATGCGATCAATTAATATAAGTGTATTACCAGACTCCTTAATCTTATTTAACACTTTTGCAATGTAGTTTACACGAGTTTCATCAGTAACAAGATATTTTAATTCACTTTGATAATCTCGATGTGCAACTGTATCTATTATTTGCATAATATTAACATGACAGTTAGATAGGACCCCTTTGTCTTGTAATTCCTTAGCAGTAATCTGACCAATAACAGGTCCTATACTTGCGTGTAGTGCTTCAAATTCAAAACGTTCTTTGGGCACTGTACCTGTTAGTCCCCAGCGTATTGGAGCATTACGTAGGTTGCGTGTGAGTAAATTCTTCAAGACCTCAGCCTTCGCCTGATGGACTTCGTCGATAATTATTGTGCTTACACCGTCCAAGAACTCTGCAAGTGTTAGTACTGCCGTACCGTCTTTGCTCTTCTTATCTAGTATGTTGAGACTTTGCCAAGTGCATATGGTATGTTTTTTGGATAAGTCTTTCCTATCGCCAAAGTATACGCCGCAGTCCAGCCCGCAATTTTTGTAATCTTCTTCAGTTTGTTGCACAAGAGATTTGTTTGGTACAACGACAAGTGTTCGTCCATATTTTT